GCCACAGGGTCAAAAGGGTCAAAAGGGCGAAGTGGGAGGAACGGGTGGTACGGGTCCGACTGGTCCGACAGGTCAGAAGGGTCAAAAGGGTGAAGTGGGAAGCACGGGACCAACGGGTCCGACTGGACCGACTGGACCTCAAGGACAAAAAGGGCAAAAAGGAGAAGTAGGGGGTACAGGTGGCACTGGCCCGACAGGCCCAACAGGCCCACAAGGGCAGAAGGGTCAAAAAGGTCAAAAAGGACAGAAAGGTGAAGTTGGTGGTACTGGTGGTACGGGACCAACAGGCCCCACAGGGCAAAAAGGACAGAAGGGGCAAAAAGGTGAAGTTGGTGGTACGGGACCAACAGGACCGACTGGACCTACAGGCCCTGCGGGTCCAAATAACGTAACCGACATATATCTCGCAGATGCCATATACCATACGGGTGACACTGACACCTACATGCAGTTCCACGCTGAAAACCAGTGGCGCGTTGTTGCTGCGGGAACAGAGCGCCTAGAGGTAAACAGTGGTACGATCACGGCTAACGGTGACGTTACCTTTATAGGCGCAAGCTACAACGTGGTTTGGGATAGCAGCGACAACGCATTAGAGTTTGCAGACAATGCAAAGGCGACATTCGGCGCAGGGTCTGACCTACAGATTTTCCATGATGGAAACCACAGCAAAATCGTAGAAGCTGGCACGGGCGTTTTAGAAATACAAACTAACGGCAGTGAAATACAGGTTACAGGTGCCTCTGGCTCAGAGTACCTAGCTAGATTTATAAATAATGGAGCTTTTCAAGCTTATCATGATAATTCGTTAAAACTCGCTACCACCTCCACAGGTATTACCGTTACGGGTGATGTAAATAGCACCTCGGACATCAGGGCCAAAAAGAACATTGAAACCATTGAGGGCGCTCTTGAAAAGGTAAGCCTTTTGCGGGGCGTTACGTTCGATTGGGATAATGATGTTGAAGAAAGAGCTACGGGTGTAATTGCTCAAGACGTTGAAAAGGTATTGCCAGAAGCGGTTCGAGATAACGCCGAAACAGGTTTTAAGAGCGTAGCATATGGAAACATGGTCGGGCTTTTAGTTGAGGCGATCAAGGAGCAGCAATCCCAGATTGATAAGCTAGAGGCTCAGGTCAAAAAATTAATTAGCTAATAGTGGAAGGACACGAAGATGGCTATTCAAATAAGCGGCACAACGGTCGTAAATGACAGTAGAGAATTGCAGAATATTGCCAGTTTAGACAGCACCACAACCAGCACAATTTCAGCGGCTAGTAGCCCACCAACCACATATGGGGCTGTGGGAACTTATACTGGGGCGCTTTTGCCACGTTACAATGAATACGCTGGTGGTGATACTATAGCAGCATCTTCGCTTTATAATATGACGGGCGATTTTAGTAACCAGTTTGAGCGTTTTAGCAACAACACAACAACTTCAACCACTGGTTTATCTGGAACATGGCGTTGCATGGCCCCTATTGATACAGGTAATAATTTTGGCTATTATGGTGGCACATTATGGGTGAGGATTTCATAGCATGGCTATACAAATCACAGAAGCAAGAAACGCTGTTTATAAGGATACAGATGGGAATATAGATTGTGAAATCAATCATCCATTTTATGGTTGGATACCTTACTCTCTTCGTGACGATGACACAGATACAACAATTAATAATGCAGACTTAAAAATTATCTTGGGTTCTAACATAGCAGCTTATGTTGCGCCAACTCAAGCTGAGTTAGACGAAGAGGCCTCACAACATGTAAGAATGGTAAGGGATAACAAGCTTACGGACGAGGTTGACCCTATCGCTGGGAATACTTTGCGCTGGAATAGTCTTACAGATGCCCAACGCGCAGCATGGACGCAATACAGAACAGACTTGCTAAATATTCCGCAGCAGGTAGGGTTTCCACATGATATAACATGGCCTAGTAAACCAGCATAAGTTTATATTTGGGGGGCATTTAATGCGACAAAACTGGCAGATGTGGTCTGGTGGCCTCTCCGATAGTGATTTATCAATAATCTTTGCGGAAGCTTCTAAGCTGAACACACAAGCGGCAACAACCTTTAACAATGCAGACACAAGCGTAAGGTCGAGCGATGTTGCTTGGTTGAGCGGCAATGATGCTGTTCAAGATATTCTTTGGGAATATGTTAAGGCTGCAAACGAAAACGCCTTTCATTTCCAAGTAGAGAATATATGCGATATTCAATTTACAGAATATCACGCTACTAAAGGTGGTCATTACGATTGGCACATAGATGTAAATTGGGATGGCAACGAGGCGAGAGATAGAAAGTTAAGCGTAACTGTGCAGCTTTCAGACCAAAGCGAATATGAGGGGGGTGGCTTCGAGTTCGCGGAATGCCAAACGCCAGATGCTTCATCCCGTCTCAAGGGAACTGTTCTAGTTTTTCCAAGCTATTTGCAGCATAGAGTTTCGCCAATCACGAGCGGCACAAGGAAAAGCCTTGTTGCATGGTTTGAAGGCCCAAGGTGGCAATAGTATATCAGATTTCTCTGCATGGATCTGCGTATGATGCACGGGGAAAAGACTGGAGTACCGTAGAGGAAGAGACGGGCTGTGTTAGAAACATGCAGTGGCGTGATCCAATACTTGACAGGCCCCTGTTAGTTACGGAGTTTGGTTGCGCGGTAAGCCATCTTGAAGTTTGGAAAAAGATAGTTGCGTCAAATCGAAACGGGATAATCCTTGAAGAGGATGCAGTCTACGACAGTATTGACCCCAGTGCGGTAGATACTTTATTGAAAGAGCATGATAGCGTTTGGCTGGGATACCGCCTTAATACTCTTGGCTATTGGTATAATTGTCATGCTTACGCTATTAGACCAGAAACCGCCAAGAGATTGATAGAGGGCTACAAGGATGCTATCATCCCTGTAGATGAGTGGGTGCCTGCTAAGTTAAAAGTTCAATCGAACTTTTTCTTTACACCAGAGGTGGTTAAGCAGATACCTAGAGAAGTTAGACCAAGCACGATTGAGGGGGAATCAATGCAGGTACATGTACTTACAGTTGGAACAGATCAAAGGAAAATGTGGGCTTTAGAGCAATCTGCAAAAGCGCACGGGATAACGTACTTAAATTTGGGTCGTCAAGTAATTTGGTCTGGTGGCACAATGGAAGCCCAAGGTGGCGGTCAAAAGATCAATCTTGTACGCAACCACCTTGAATCCCTGCATGATGGGGATGTGGTTCTATTTGTGGATGGGTATGATGTTATCATAAACGACACACTGCCTACTATCCTAGAGAGATATGAGGACATGGGTGCGAATATCATATTCGCAGCAGAAAAAAATTGTTGGCCCGATGCGACGATGGCCTCAGAATTTCCTTTGTCAACAATCTATAGGTACTTAAACAGCGGCGCGTACATAGGTAAAGTGAGTACGCTCAAAGAGTTTCTTAATGAGGCAGTGCCCAATGACTCTGATGATCAACTATGGATGCAAAAAAGATTTTTATCATCTGACTGGCAATCCACGGCTTCTGCTAATTTAGATTACGAAGGCTACATCTTTCAATGTGATGACGATATTAAGATTATTAACGGTCAACTATCAAACGGCATGTGCTGCCCATGTATTTACCACGGCAACGGTGGAGATGACGCAAAGGTAAGATTTAAAAATCTTGCAGATAAGTTTGGATATGTAGAAGAGGCAGAGGTTTTATCTCCTACATACCATAAGGGTCTTAAGTACGAAGAGGTTGCACCAGAAATACTGGTAGCTGAATTTATGTCAGAGGCCCAGTGTCAACGATACATTGAAGCATCAGAAAGCCTTGGTAGATGGGGAGAGCTTGATGGTGATAAGTTTCCAGCGCAAGAGATAAGGCTTAAAGAACTAGGATTTTGGGACGAGATATCAGAACAATGGGCAGATAAGCTTAGTAAGATATGCGAGAAGCATTGGCATCCAGAAGCCTACCTTGGATTGCGTGATGCTTTTACTATGCGTTATTCTATGGACACACAGACAGAATTAGGCCTGCACACAGATGCCTCTTTGTTCACAGGCAGCGTAAAGCTCAACGACAATTACGCTGGTGCGGAGCTTGTTTTCCCCAGACAAGAGTTTACAAACAAGAATGTAAAAGTTGGACAGTGCATTTTGTTTCCATCTATGGTAACACATGGACATAAGGTTCTGCCTTTGCGTGGGGGAAAGAAGTATAGCTTGACCATGTGGACCTGCCGATATGAGGGTGACTCAAACTAAAAACAATGTTAGTTTCGTGCTATGTTAGGTTACAGCCCCATAGCAGGATCTGCACTCGCGTCTTCTGGACATGAGATTATTATTGTCAGCCTAGATCATGGATCTTTTGCTACTACAGGTCAGGCGGCGGGAACTAACATAGCCCTCAGTGATGGCTTTGGGACGGGTAGCTTTGCTACAACGGGTCAGACAATAAACATTGATGTTACTAATCGTGTAACCTTGGATGCAGGATCTTTCTCTGTAACTGGGCAAAATGTTGGGATTGGACTTAATGAGGTTCTGGATCACGGCAGCTTCTCCGCAACAGGGCAGAATGT